ATAGAGCAAATGAAACGTGGTGATTTAGATTACGACGACGAAAACGTTTATTGGAAAGGAAAGAAATATTCCAGATCTGATATGGAAGAAGGTGCTAAGGACCTTCCGTGGGAAGCAGAAGCTTACAAAAGATCAAACACATGAAAAAAATTTGGGAATGGTTAAGTGGTAATGTCATCAAAGATGTTGGTGATGTTATTGATAAACTAACAACTACAGACGAAGAAAAACTTCAGATTAAAAAGGAGATTCAAGTTATAGTTGAAAATGCCTCTGCAGAAGCAGAAGACCAAATAACAAAACGTTGGGAATCAGATATGACATCAGATTCTTGGCTTAGTAAAAACACGCGTCCTATGGCGCTTATATTTTTATCATTTATGGCTATAGCTTTTATATGGGTTGATAGTCATCATGAAATATCCTTTACTGTAGAACAAGAGTGGATAGAATTATTAAAACAACTATTAACAACCGTGTATGTGGCTTATTTTGGCTCACGTGGTTTTGAAAAATATAAATCAATAAGTAATAAATAAAAAAAATGGGATATTTTAGTAGAGCAATAAGTATAACAAAAAGTGATACAATAAATTCTTTACCAGCGTGGGAGTTTATGAATCAAACAGGTACGCTAGGAACTTTTCTAGCTGGATCCTTAGTATACGTTGGTGGTGCAGGTGATGTAAATGTAATAGTAGCTGGTACATTAGGTCCGCAAAACACAGTCGTAGACTTTCAAGCTATTACAGCTGGTGGAACTGGATACACAGGAGCTAGCGGCGTTGCAACAACTGGAGGGTCAGGAACTGGTTTAACAGTAAACACAACAGATACAAACAATGTAATTACCGCTGCAGTAGTAAACGCAGCAGGTAGTGGATACAAAATTGGAGACGTAATAACAATAAGCGGTGGAAACGCAGACGCAAAATTAACTATTGCTGATGTAAAAAGTTTATTACCTACGGTTGATCAAGGTGTTGAATTCTCTGGATTACAACCAGGTGACACAATGCCAGTATATGTTGATTACGTTTTAAGTACAGACACAAGCGCTACTTTATTGGTAGCAGGAAGAGAGTCATCATTAGGGTAAATAACTAATATATAGGTGACTATATAAATAAGTAAATATTAATAATCAAATAAAATTAAATTATGAGTAAAGTAAAAGAAATGGTAAAAGCAATGATTACCGAAGAACAATTAAAAACTGTTCAAGAACAACAAGCTAAGTTAACTGAAGGTTTAAGAACTTTAGGTGTACTAGATGTTCAAAAACAAAACATTCACGGTCAAATAGCAGAATTGTCTAAAGAAATTGAAGCTACTAAAAAAGAACTAGAAGACGAATACGGTCAAGTTAATATTGACTTAAAAGACGGTTCTTATACTGAGATCGAAAAAGAAGATGACAAATAATATTAGAAAGATTAGTATTGGGTCAGACTACAAAAACGATGCTATGCATTATTCTGTAGGCCAACAAGTATATGGTGGTCACGAGATATCGCATATACTTTTTGATGACTCAGATAACTCTTATAATATACACATTAAAAAAAACAACGAGGTATTGCCGTGGAAGAAGTTTAATTCTAACATGGCTATATCCGTTGAGTATGATTTAGAATACTAATGAACAGCCTTTATGATTTCATTGTTGAACCTCTAGGAGACAAGTACAGCAATACGGTTAAATTGGGTGACAAAGAATTAGTTGTTAATACTAAAATAGAAAACTTTAAGTTTGTAAATAGATTAGCTAAGGTTGTAAAAACACCATTAGCTTTTAATTTAAATATAAAAATTGGAGACATAGTAGTTGTACATCAAAACGTTTTTAGAGTGTTTTATGATATAAGAGGCGAAAAGAAAAAGAGTAGATCTTTTTTTAAAGACGACCTGTATTTTTGTGCTATAGATCAAGTATATTTATATAAAAACGAAAATGGTTGGAACACCGTAGGTGATAGATGTTTTATAAAACCTATAAAAAGTAATCATTCTCTAACGGTTGATAAAGAGCGTAGTCTTGTTGGTATACTTAGATATGGCAATAGCTCCTTAAATGACCTAGAAATAAACCCAGGTGACCTAGTTGGTTACACACCTAAAGGTGAGTGGGAGTTTTTAGTAGAAAAAGAAAGACTTTATTGTATGAAATCTAATGATATTGTAATTAAGTATGAATATAAAGGAGACGAAGAAGAATATAATCCAAGCTGGGCACATAGCGGTTGAGGAATTAATAAAGGTTGCTAAGGAAGCTATTGTAGATTCTGATGATGACATATCTGCAGATAGACTTAAGAATGCTGCTGCAACAAAGAAGCTTGCTATATTTGATGCTTTTGAAATACTTAATCGTATTGAAACAGAAGAAGACTTATTAAACGAAAAACCTAAAGAAGTAAAAGAAGAAAAGTCTTTTAAAGGTTTTGCAGAAGGTAGATCTAAGTAATGTACGAGCAAACTCTATATAAAGTATTAAAAGACCATGTTAAACCTAAAGTTCTTAACAGAATGAATAGGTACAAGAAATGGGAATATGGCTACGATAACGAGCATGATATGGTTGTTATTAGTAAGACAGGTGAGATAGGACAAATATATGAGATACAAAACTTAAAAATAGCTTTACCTAAAAAAGTTAATGTAGTTGAATTTGAAAATGACAAGTGGACTTATTCTGAATACCCAAAAGAATTAAAAAAAATTAAATCTGTATTTGACTGGGAAGATTACCCGTTAGATTTTAAAGAAAAATGGTATGACTATATTGACAAAGAATTTACACGACGTGAAGAAGGCTTTTGGTTCATTAGCAAAGGTATTCCTACTTACATTACTGGCACTTATTATATGTACTTGCAGTGGAGTAAGATTGACGTCGGGCAACCAGACTTTAGGGAATCGAATAGATTATTCTACATATTTTGGGAGGCATGCAAATCCGATACCAGGTCATATGGAATGTGTTATCTTAAAAACCGTCGAAGCGGATTTTCATTTATGTCCTCAGCTGAATCGGTCAACCTTGCTACAATATCAACGGATTCACGGTTTGGCATATTGTCCAAATCTGGTGCCGATGCTAAAAAGATGTTCACAGATAAGGTCGTACCTATTTCCGTTAACTATCCCTTCTTTTTCAAACCGATCCAGGACGGTATGGACAGGCCAAAGACCGAACTCGCCTACAGAGTCCCTGCCTCCAAATTTACCCGTAGAAAGCTTGAAGCCAACGAAAAAATACAAGAAATTACCGGTTTGGACACCACCATCGACTGGAAGAACACCGGTGACAACGCCTACGATGGGGAGAAGCTTAAACTCCTCGTCCACGATGAATCCGGGAAATGGGAAAAACCCAACAACATCCTCAACAACTGGCGTGTTACGAAAACCACCCTTAGATTAGGTAGTAGAGTAATTGGTAAGTGCATGATGGGATCAACATCAAACGCTTTAGATAAAGGAGGTAGAAATTTTAAAAAGCTTTACGATGATTCGGATGTTACAAAAAGAAACGCCAATGGACAGACTCGTTCAGGACTCTATTCTTTGTTCATACCTATGGAATGGAACTACGAAGGATACATTGATTCTTATGGCTTACCTGTATTCAATACACCAAAAAAAGACGTAGAAGATCCACACGGAACAAAAATAAAACAAGGTGTAATAGAATATTGGAATAATGAAGTAGAGGGTTTAAAAGAAGATCAAGACGGATTAAATGAATTTTATAGACAGTTTCCACGTACAACTAAGCACGCATTTAGAGACGAGTCTAAGCAATCTTTATTTAATCTAACTAAAATATATGAACAAATAGATTATAACGAAGATACTAAAAACTCTAAACAAGTAACTCAAGGAAGTTTTCAATGGGAAAACGGTCAAAAAGATACTAGAGTTATATTTGTACCAAACAAAAACGGAAGATTCTATGTTACATGGGTTCCTGATGTAGGTTTACAAAATAAAAGATATATAAGAAACGGAGTTAATTACCCAGGTAATGAACACTGTGGAGCGTTTGGTTGTGATCCATATGACATATCAGGTACGGTTGATAAAAGAGGTTCTAATGGATCTTTACATGGTTTAACTAAATTCAGCATGGAGCAAGTTCCACCAAATCATTTTTTCTTAGAATACATAGCTAGACCACAAACTGCTGAAATATTTTTTGAAGATGTACTTATGGCTTGTGTGTTTTACGGCATGCCAATACTAGCGGAAAACAACAAACCAAGATTATTATATTATTTTAAAAGAAGAGGTTATAGAGGTTTTGCCATGAATAGACCTGATAGAAAAAGAAACAAACTATCTGTAACAGAAAGAGAAATAGGTGGAATACCTAACTCAAGTGAAGATATAAAACAAGCACATGCTTCTGCTATTGAAACATACATAGAAACATTTGTAGGTTTAAAAGAAACAGGTTATGGTGATGTTTATTTTCAAAGAACACTAGAAGACTGGTCGCAATTTGACATAAACAATAGAACAACACATGATGCTTCAATTAGTTCTGGCTTAGCTTTAATGGCTTGCAACAAGCACAGATACGCGCCATCTAATAAACTTGAATTAAAACCAGTTAATTTAGGTATAAAAAAATACGATAACAAAGGAACTACATCAAAAATTTTAAGTTAATGAATATATATACTAACACCAATAGTGCTTTCCCTAGTCAAGTAGTGAGTGATGCTGAAAAAGCTAGCGTAGAATACGGAAGTCAGGTGGCAATGGCTATTGAATATGAGTGGTTTCGTCAAGGCAGAACTTCTGGTAACAGGTATTTAACTAATTGGAATCAATTCCACGAATTAAGATTATACGCTCGAGGTGAGCAGAGTATACAGAAATATAAAGATGAATTATCTATTAACGGTGATTTGTCTTATTTAAATTTAGACTGGAAGCCAGTTCCTATATTATCTAAGTTTGTAGATATAGTTGTAAACGGTATATCTAATAAGAGCTATGATATAAAAGCTTATGCTCAAGATCCAGAATCTATAAAGAAAAGAACTGAATATGCCTCTAAGTTACAAGAGGATATGATAGCTAAAGAATTCTTAGAAGAATTAAAAGGAACTTTAGGTATTGATTTATATCAAAGTCCAAACCCAGATACTTTACCAGAAACTGATGAAGAACTAGAACTGCACATGCAGTTAAGTTATAAGCAGTCAATTGAAATAGCAGAAGAAGAAGCTATATCATCTGTGCTTGCTCAAAATAAATATGATTTAACTAAGCGTAGAATAAACATGGACTTAACTGTTCTTGGTATTGGCGCTGCTAAAACAAACTTTAATACAGCAGAAGGTATTACTGTTGATTACGTAGATCCAGCGTATATGGTTTATTCATACACTGAAGATCCTAACTTTGAGGATATATATTATGTAGGTGAAATAAAAGCTATAACTATACCAGAGCTTAAAAAAGAGTTTCCAGACATAACTGAAGAAGAATTAAAAAGAATACAAGCAACGCCTGGTAACAGATCTTATGTTACAGGATGGGGACAATACGATGAAAATACTGTTCAAGTATTATACTTTGATTACAAGACTTACTCTAATCAAGTATTTAAAATAAAAAACACAGATCAAGGTTTACAAAAAGCTTTAGAAAAAGATGACACGTTTAATCCTCCAGAAAATGATAGTTTTGAAAAAGTATCAAGATCTATAGAGGTATTATACAGTGGTGCTAAAGTTTTAGGTACGGACACTATGTTGAAATGGGAGCTAGCTAAGAACATGTCTAGACCTATGGCTGATACTACTAAGGTTAGAATGAACTATAATATCTGTGCGCCTAGAATATATAAAGGTCGTATAGAATCTTTAGTTAGCAAATGTATAGGTTTTGCTGACATGATTCAATTAACGCATTTAAAGCTACAACAAGTTATGTCTAGAATAGTACCTGATGGTGTTTATTTAGACATGGATGGTTTAGCTGAAGTTGACTTAGGTAATGGCACAAACTACAATCCTGCAGAAGCACTTAATATGTACTTCCAAACAGGTTCTATTGTAGGTAGATCACTTACACAAGACGGTGATATGAACTCCGGTAAAGTACCTATTCAAGAACTTAACAGTTCAAGTGGTCAAGGTAAGATACAAAGTTTAATACAAACTTACCAGTATTACTTACAAATGATACGTGATGTAACCGGACTTAACGAAGCTAGAGATGGTAGTACTCCAGACAAACAAACTTTAGTTGGCTTGCAAAAAATTGCAGCTAATGCTTCTAATGTAGCAACTAGACATATAAAACAAGCTAGTTTGTATCTTACGTTAATGACATCTGAAAATATAGCTTTAAAAATAGCTGATGCATTAGAGTTCCCTTTGACAGCAGCATCGTTAAAAAACTCTATATCTAATTACAATGTAAATACATTGATGGAGGTTTCTAATTTAAACCTACATGACTTTGGTATTTTTCTAGAATTAGAACCAGACGAAGAAGAGCAACAACAATTAGAGCAAAATATACAAGTTGCTTTACAAGGTGGTGGTATAGACTTAGAAGATGCTATAGACTTAAGACAAATTAAAAATCTTAAGTTAGCAAATCAAATGCTTAAAGTTAAGCGTAAGTCTAAAGCTAAACAAGATCAAGACAACCAACAAGCTAATATTAGAGCTCAAGCAGAATCTCAAGCTGATGCTGCTGAGAAAATAGCAATGACTGAGGTTCAAAAGCAAGAAGCTATATCTGGATCTAAAGTTCAGTTTGAACAAGCTACAAATCAAATGGAAATACAACGCATGGAGTTAGCGTCTCAATTAAAACAACAAGAGATGCAAATGCAACATCAATTTGATATGCAATTAAAGCAAGCAGACTTAGAAGCTATGAAAACTAAAGAAGCTGCTATAGAAGACCGCAAAGACAAGCGTATAAAAATGGAAGGTACGCAACAAAGTAAAATGATTACACAAAGGCAAAACGAAATGTTGCCTATAGATTTTGAAGCACAAGGTGAAGAACAACCTATGGCTTAAACTATTTATTATTTAATTTTATTATATTATGGAAACAAAAACAAATGAACCTGTTAAACAGGAAGGTGAATTTAAATTAAAAAAGAAAACACCAAAAAAATTTACAAAAACAAGTGATGAGCCTGTTAAAGTAAACATTAAAGAACCTTTGGTTGAATTAGAACCAGAAGTTAAAAAAGTAATAATACCTAAACAAAAAGAAGATGCCATTCAAATCGGAGAAACAGAGAAGGTATCTGTGGAAGAACCATCCGGAGATAGCGCAGAGGTGGGAGAACCTGTACAAAAGTCCGACGAGACTGCTGAAGGGTTTTCTCCGATCAAAGAAGTAACAGAGCAGCAAGTACAAGAAGTAAAAGAAGCAATAAGAGATGAGAAGGTTTTAGGTAAGCAATTACCAGAGAACATTGAAAAGCTTGTTTCGTTTATGGAAGAAACTGGTGGAACTATAGAAGATTACACTAGACTTAACGCTGATTATACTAACGTTGATGAAAACACTTTATTAAAAGAGTATTACAAAAAGACAAAACCTCATTTAGATGATGAGGAAATAGGTTTTATCATGGAAGATAACTTTGACTATGACACAGACCTTGACGAAGAACGAGATGTCCGTAAAAAGAAACTCGCTAAAAAAGAAGAGATTGCAAAAGCCAAAAACTTTTTAGAAGAAACTAAGAGAAAATACTACGACGAAATCAAGTTGAAATCGAACGTAACTCAGGATCAGCAAAAAGCTATGGACTTTTTTAATCGATATAACAAGCAGCAAGAAGTAGCTGAGCAACAACACGCAAAATTTAAAGAAAATACTAAAGAACATTTTAACGATAATTTCGAAGGTTTCGATATTAAAGTCGGTGAAAAAAGTTATAAGTATAATATTCAAAATCGCGATAAAGTTGCAGAAAACCAATCAAACATTAATAATCTAGTTGGGAAGTTCCTAGACAAAGAAGGTAATGTCACAGACACGAAAGGTTATCACAAAGCTATGTACGCCGCTGAAAACGTAGATAAAATCGCAGCTCATTTTTATGAGCAAGGTAAAGTAGATGCTGTAAAGCAAGTTGTAAATAAATCAAAAAACTTAAGTGACTCTCAAGCGAGATCAACTCAAGGTGATGTATTTGTCAATGGCATGAAAGTGAAAGCTATATCAGGTGCGGATTCTGCAAAATTAAAAATTAAAACAAAAAGGTTTAACTAAAAAAATTAACAAATTATGAGTTTATCTCCACAATTTGGTAGTATTGTACCTTCGCAAGCTCAACAAGCTTTAGCTTCAAATTACTTAGTATTTGATGGCGCTGCTGGCGGGAACTTCGCACAACAATATTTACCAGAAATTTACGAACAAGAAGTAGAGCGTTATGGAAACAGAACGTTATCTGGATTCTTAAGAATGGTTGGCGCTGAAATGCCAATGACAAGTGATCAAGTAATATGGTCAGAGCAAAATAGATTACATGTAGCATACAATGGAATTACTGCAACTGCTGCAGGAGCTGTAGGTGTAAACCCAACAACTCTTACACTAACAGATGGTTCAACTAACGTTATGAGTGTAAATGATACTATAGTAGTTTTAGATCCAACATCTGGATTAGAAGCTAAATGTATTGTTCTTGCAACTAACGGTGCTGTAAATGGAAACGTAGTAGTACAGTGTTTCACACCTGTAACTACACTTATTGCTCAAGGATTTTCTGCTGCTGCAGGAGCTTTGAAAATATTTGTATACGGTTCTGCTTATACTAAAGGAACAACTTTAGGTGCTGGAGCTGCTGGAACTAATTCAGCTGCAAGACAATCTATCACTCCTTCTTTCACACAGTTTTCTAACTCTCCACTTATTTTAAGAGACCAGTTCCAAATCAATGGATCTGATATGGCTCAAATTGGATGGGTAGAAGTTGCAACTGAAGACGGTGCTTCTGGTTTCTTATGGTACTTAAAAGCTGAGTCTGAAACAAGACTACGTTTTGAAGATTACTTAGAAATGAGTATGGTAGAAAGTGAATTAAACGCTAGTGCTGCTGCTGGAGCTTACGGAAACGGAGCTTTACCAGGATCTGAAGGTTTATTTGCTGCTATTAGAAACAGAGGAAATGTAGAAGTAGGATTTACTGCTGCTGCTGGACTTGATGATTTTGATGCAATACTTAAAAACTTAGATACTCAAGGAGCTATTGAAGAGAATATGTTGTTTTTACAAAGACAAACTTCTCTTGATTTTGATGATATGCTAGCTAGCATTTCTGGCGGATTCGCTGGAGGAACTGCTTTTGGTTTATTTGAAAATTCAGAAGAAATGGCTTTAAATCTTGGATTCTCAGGATTTAGAAGAGGATCTTATGATTTCTATAAAACTGATTGGAAATACTTAAACGACGCTTCTACTCGTGGCGCTATCGTTGGTGTTAATTCAATTGAGGGTGTATTAGTACCTGCTGGAACTTCTACTGTTTATGACCAAATTTTAGGTACAAACATTAGACGACCATTCTTACACGTGCGTTACAGAGCATCTCAAGGAGATGACAGACGTATGAAGTCTTGGTTAACTGGTTCTGCTGGTGGTGCTTTCACTTCAGATTTAGATGCGATGCAAATCAATTTCTTATCTGAAAGATGTTTAGTAACTCAAGCTGCTAATAACTTCGTTTTATTCCAAGGATTATAATAATCCAACAAATGTAATTCTTACCCTCGTTATATCAACGGGGGTAATTATTACTTTTATAACTATTTAATTTTATTATATTATGGCTAAACAAGCTAAAGCAGAAGCTGTTGAGGTTGCACCTCAAGAGGTAGCGGTAAAAACTGCACCAAAAAAACCAGCTAAACCTAGTTGGGAAATAAGAGATAGAGTTTATTATCTTAGAAATAATAAAACTCCATTAACATTAACTATACCTGGAAAGCATACAAGAAAACATGCTTTACTATATTTTGACAAAGACTTAGGTAAACAAAGAGAGCTAAAATATGCAACAAACCAAGACTCTGTTTTTGTAGACGAACAAAAAGGAGAGTGCACAATGGGTCATATTATATTTAGCGACGGAAGTTTAAAAGTTCCAAAAGAAAAACAAAATTTACAAAAACTTCTTTCTTTATATCACCCACTTAATGGTAGGATATATGAAGAGTTTAGTGCTGTAGATGAAGCAGAAGATGATCTTGACATTATACACTTAGAAATAGATGCTATGAATGCTGCAAGAACAATTGATATTGATCAAGCAGAAGCAATACTAAGAGTTGAAAAAGGATCAGCTGTGAATACAATGAGTTCTAAAGAATTAAAAAGAGACTTATTGTTGTTTGCTAAAAACAATCCTGCAACCTTTATATCTTTAGCAAAAGATGATAATGTTCAATTAAGAAACTTTGCTATTAAAGCTCAAGAAGCTGGTATTATAATTTTATCTCAAGATCAAAGAACATTTACTTGGGGATCAAATAATAGAAAATTAATGAACGTACCTTTTGATGAAAACCCTTACTCAGCGTTTGCGGCTTTCTTAAAAACAGACGAAGGCGTAGAAATCTATAAATCTATAGATAAAAAACTATAAAAACAAGTGATACTAATAACAGGCGGTTTCGGCCGCCTTTTTAGTATATTAAAATAAAACAAATGGTAAATATAAATACAGTATATACAACAGTCTTGTACATATTAAACAAAGAGCAAAGAGGTTATGTAACTCCAGC